AGCGAGGCGGAGCTCGAACTCGGGCACTTTTATCTTGCTACTCGAAAGCTAAATGACGCGATCGCTTCATTTGAGCGTGTGATCAGCCAAAACGTTAAATGTCGTGAAAAGGCGAAGAACGACAACAAACCTGCCGAATGCAATGACGAATCATATGCCGAGGCGTCATTCTATATTGGCTTGATTTATTTGCAGCAGGGAAATTTTGAATCTGCTATCGCGACACTTCGACCGCTGACCGATGACCTGAAACTTACGACCGTATACAACGCGCTCAAGGACGGAGGGGCGACATGGGCAGACATCATGCGCACGCGCGAGGGCGAAGGCGAGCAGGCACCAGACACGCCCGCACCCACGCGCAGCAAGGCGCGCGACAAGGTCATGGGACAGGAGCCGTTCACGCCCCCGCCGACAGCGGAGACGAAGTAACGCGCTGCTCGCTCTGCGACTCGTCCGACATCGTCGGCGTCGAGGGCGAGTACCCGACAGGCGTCGAGATGGACGGGTATGTCGAGCGGCTCCGCTGGGCGGGGTATCACTGCCGCAACTGCGGCAATAAGGAGGAGGTGTGACGAAGTTATCAGTAGGGCGCAAGTTGAAGCGCGAGACGCTGTCGCTCGACCGTCGCCGCCCGATCATCGTCGAACTGTTCCCGTACCACTGCTGCGTCCGCGTCAAGGGCACGCGCGAGTTCTATGCGGTCGATTGGGAAGTGCTGCTCGCGGTCGCGCGTAAGATGGACGCGCGCGAGAAGCTCGCGCAGAAGGAGCAGCGGCGCGCGTCATGAGTCCGACCGATGGCATCGAACTGGGCCGCGCGGAAATCTGGCACGCTGCCGAAGTCGGCGTCAAGCGCAGAGTCCAGCATCACTATGCCTTCGCGAAAGGCGAGAAGGTCGACGACCCCAGCACGGGCGCGACGAACTCGCCTTACTGGTGCGAGATCGAGGGCGCAATTGCCGAGTACGCAGCGGCGAAGTACATGGGGCGTTACTGGCCGGGGGATTGGTGGAGCAGACGGCATACGGTCGACATCCCGCCCGACATCGAAGTGCGTTGGACGAAGTACACGAGCGGGCATCTGATTCTGCACGACGACGACAGCAAGGAATCGAAGTGGGTGCTCGTCACGGGCGAGATCCCCGTGTATCACCCCGTGGGCTGGATTCTCGGCAGGGACGCACTCGTCGCCGAGTTCTGCCGCAGCGAGGGCGGCGAGCTTTCGTACTGGGTGCCGCAGGCGCGGCTGCGGCCGATCTCGGAGTTATGCGTGATCAAGGAGTGAGCATGGAGAGACGAATTTACGAACCGATTAAACATACCTTCACGCCCGACGAAGTGCGCAGCATGGGCGAGGCGCTCGCGCGCGAGTCGCAGGCAGTCATCGACCTGCGCGAGCAGCGCGCGAATGCGGTGGCGAACTTCGCGGCGCTGCTCAAGGCGGGCACCAAGCGCGTCGCCGATCTTACGACGCGGATCAACAACGGCTATGAGGTGCGCGACGTCGAGTGTATGTACATGTTTGACAGCCCGCGTGGCGGCATGAAAACCCTCGTCCAGTGCGACTCGTCGACGGAGGTCCGCATCGAGGCGATGACGCTCGAAGAGCAGCAACGGACCTTCAACTTCCCCGAGGCAGACGAATGATCGCGGTCGTGATCCTCGCCGCGCTGATCCTGGGCATGATCGTCGTCGACATCATGACCGACGCGCGACGTAAGCGCGACGACGAGCAGCGGCGGCGCGGGTCGACGTGGTGGGGGCAGAGATGAGCAGTACCGGGCAACCTTCGACCCGGGCAGCCAATCGAAGGAATTCAAGTGGAGGGGTAGCGATGGCTACTTCACGACGAAGTGTTGTAAATGAAACGGGCGCAGCAGAGGTTCCAGTTACGCCTAACCGCAGTATCACAATCCCGCCCGTGCGCTTTCAGCTCGCACGGTTTCAGCTGGTCGGACTGCCCGACGTTCCTCTCGTCGTGCATCGGTTCAGTGCGAAGGTCAAACAGGAGATGAAAACGAAGATGGAGACAGGCAAGGCTGCATCGGGCCGTAAGAACCGCAGCCCCAAGAACTCCATGCAGACCTACAACGAGGCGCGCTACCGCAGTCGCGAAGGGTGGGACGGGTTCAACGCTGCCGCGATCCGCAAGGCGATGATCTCGGCATGCCGCCTGACCACAATTAAGATGGTGCTCGCGAAGCTGTCGGTCTTCGTCGAGAAGGACGGGGTCGACCGCGACGAACCACAGATCCCGTTAATCCGCATCATCGGCGATCCGGTCTTACAGGAAGACATGGCGCGCGTCGCGACGGGCGAACCCTATGTGGCGATCCGTCCCGCGTACTTCAATTGGCGCGCGTTCGTCACGATCAAATGGGACTCGGATCAGTTCTTACTCGAAGACGTCACCAACCTGCTGATGCGCGTCGGGCAGCAGGTCGGCATCTGCGAAGGGCGACCCGACAGTAAGAACTCGGCGGGCATGGGCTGGGGCCTCTTCGAGATCGAAAGGCCGGAGACACTCTCGAATGCCGCAGACTGAAGTTATCAACGAACTCGCGCGCATCAATGCCATGAATGGCGTGCTGCGGGCAAGTGACGTTGTGGAGGAGGCGAGGCCCGTAGGCTCGCCTCTCCATCACTGCTTTGAATGGGACGACGGCGAAGCTGCCGACAAATGGCGACTGCAACAGGCGCGCCAACTGATCCGGTACGTAGTCGAGATGCTCCCCTACGATGCGCCTAAATTCGAGGTCAGGGCTTACGTGAGCCTGACACCGGATCGTGTCGAGAAACGCGGCGGGTACCGAGTGATGGCAGAGGTTCTCACGAGTCCATCGGGGCGGTCGCAACTGCTCGCCGATGCGCTCGCAGAACTCAATCGCCTCAAGGTGAAGTATTACCAGCTAACCGAACTCGATGGAATCTTCCGCGCCATCGAGCGCGCGCAGCGCAACTATGGCGTGCCGCCTGACGATCAACCCAACGGCGACAGCGCGACGACGTGAGGCGCGGTTAGGTTGGTGTGACGTGGCAAGGCACAGTAATGCAGGCATGGTCTGCGTTGGTGCGGCAAGGCGCGATCCGTAGCGGGCTGGTATGGCGTGCAGAGCGAGGCAGACATGGCAAGGCAAGGGTCGGAGCGGTTGGGTTCGCCGAGTTCCGCAATGGCTAGGCAGGCGTGGTAGGCGTGGTCTGCGTTGGTGTGTTGAGGCGCGGTCCGTTAGCGGGCTGGCATGGCAGGCAAGCAAAGGTCAGCGATGGCAAGGTACGGCTGGGCGCGTCGAGGCACGTCGGCAGGCTCGGCACGGTTGGGCAGGCGCGGCGTGGTCAGATTTGGCAAGGTCGCGGCGAGTCGAGGCGAGGCAGGTCCGGTCTGATTCGGTGAGGCTATGTGGGCAAGGGCGCGGCGAGTCGAGGCGAGGCAGGCACGACGAGGCGGGGGAGGTCGAAGCGAGGCCCGATCTGGCGAGGTTTGGCAATGCGATGCAGGCACGTTTCGGTACGGCGGGGTGGGGGATGGAATGTTGCGTCAGGCGAGGCAAGGTTAGTCGAGTCGAGACTGGGCTGGGCGAGGCAGGTATGGTCTGCTCTGGTGCGGTGAGGCTTGGTATGGAAAGGACAGGGCAGGCGCGACGAGGCAAGGCAGGCAAGGAGTTACTGATGACGACAACAACACCAGTGCGGCGCATGCTGCGCGCGCGCCCCGGCGACCCGAAGCTCTGCCGCTGCGGGCTGCGGCGCGCGTTCGTCGTCGAGATGACGCGGAAGCAGCGAAACCGCTGGGGTCTATTGCAGGACGTCACGCGGAATCTATCGTACTGCTCGACGCATGGCAGGCAGTACGCGGCGAAGTTCAATTTGGAGGTCCCGTCATGACGACACTGCGCAGGGCGTGGGCAGAGGTGTATCCCACCCTGCCGTGGCCGGGGGAGGATTCCATCGCCGCGCTGGGGATGATCGTCGAAGAGATCCAGATACTGCGCACGCTCGACCGCATCGTGCAGCACGAGGCGCGCGCTCGCGATGCGGCGATGCGTGCGCCTGACGAAGTGCAGCGGGCGCATGATCTGCTCGTCAACACGATGATGCTAGGCGCGGGCGAGCGGGAGACGATGCTGCTCGCCTCGTCGCTCTGCTGGGTGCTGAAACACGAGCACAACACGATGTTAGACGCCTACCTGATGCGCGCCGAGCAGCGCCTGCGCGACATGGGGTACGCGCTCGAACGCCTGCCGGAATTGCAGGTTCCCGGCGTGGGGGAGGATGGGGGCGGAATATGACGGGGCAGAACGTCGTCAGAATACCCCCGTATTCGCGTTTAGAGCGGTTTTACGGGGTCGGAAGGGGGTCTGTGGCGTGATTGACAGAGCAGAGTTCCTAGAACGACACTACACGCTCGCCGAACTCGCGGAAGCGTGGCACGTTTCGCGCCCCACGCTGCGCGGCTGGTTTCGGGACGAGCCGGGGGTGATCCGCTACGGCAGCGACAAACTAAAAAAGGGACGCCAGCGAACTCACGTTTCGCTGCGCGTCCCTGAAAGCGTCGCGCGTCGCGTTTATCGCGCGCGCACGGGGCGAGTCGTTTAACTCGCCTTCGGGAATTGATAGGCTAGGACCCGCGTGGACTTCGACATCCGCTCGCGATACCCCGGGATGAGTTTCATGTAATGACTGTCCGTGATCCTCACGTCCGAATGCCCCAGCAACTTGGACACGGTGTAGATGTCTGTTCCCTTCTCCCCATCGCCCACCAGCATG